AATGTCAGTAATTGAAACTAAACCATCAGAGGCAATTTTACCACCATCTTTTTTACGATATAAGAAAAATGGTCCTTTTGCTTTTTCTGCCTCTTCAAGCACTAAGACAGGTATTTTAACTAATGACGGATTAAATTCTTCAATTACAACAAGAGCATCATTTATGGTTTCACCCTCACCTAAAGGCACAAAATCTATACTTTCATCATCTGCACGCACATAAAAATCTTGAAACTGTCCAGGTGCGACCTCTCTTGTCAAGACGACATCTTTGTCCCGATAACCTCCACCACTTACAAATCTTCTCATTTGCTCATTGTAAAACTCATCAAGGCCCTCTTCACTTTCTGTAGATGTGCGTCTAGCCACATCTTCTTTGTTTAATGTTAGTCCACCGTCTACATCTCTATTAAAAAATCTAAGACCCCTAGTTGCTTTAGTAGGATCTACAATTGCCCCTTCAATAACCTCACCTCCATACTTCTTGGCAATATTATTCATTTGTTGTACAGACACTTTGCTATACAAATCATTAAACTTTTTACCAGCAGGTCCTGTTGGATCTTTATTCCAACGTCTGTTGACTAACTCTCCTGTAAATATACCAACTCTATTTATACCTCTAGACTGTGCATCTTTTATTGTAGCTTTTATAATTAAGTCCACATAATCAGCAGTCTTTTTAAAAGGCACTGGTGGAAATAATTGTATGTCATTTGTTCTTTCATAACTTAAACTTTCAATGGGTCTTTGAGAAAGACTTCTCAATTCATTTGCCTGATCTGCATTAGGAACCTGTATGCCCTTGAGGTTTTGATCTATTTCTAATGATCTATTAAGATCTAACAATTGATCTCTTAACTGTAATTGCCTTTGATTAATTTCAAAAATGTTTTCATCAATAAATGGTTGGTTGGCTGCTTTTTTTTGAGCAAGTAATTCATTAACATTATCTTGTAATTTTAATATTTCATCCGTATACCCTGGTATTAAACTTGCACCTGCTGCGTTTGGAAAAGGTTTTATGCCTTGCGTTTGTTCCAACAACGCTCTTTGTTCAGGAGAGACTTGTTGTGCTAGTGCATCGATTGTTTGTTGTGCTTGTCGTATTTGATCAGGAGATGAAGCAGGATTGTTTAATATATCTCTTGCTTTTTGATCTGTAAGTTTGAGTCTATCTAATAATGTTTTTATTCTTAGTTGTTCGACACGAACAGTATTTAACATGTCTGTTTGCAGTTCCTGTATGACTGCCGCTGTGCTGCCATCTGCTAATTGGTAGTCAGCCACTCTTGTAAATGCGATAACATTAGGCTCACTAAAATGAGAGCTGTTAACAAAAGGTTGGCCCTCCCCTGGTATGGGTCCTGCTTGAACAATCACCTCTCTGTAGTTAGTGCCTTGCTTATCTAATGGTTGACTTCCTGCATTCTTATGTCGGGTTGGACCTTGATCTGGTAAGTCAGGTTGAAATGCATCATCATCTACAGTGTTTCCTTTTACACGCATCTCTAAATTGCCTGTCGGTGATGTTTCAAAGTAATCTACAATTTGTTGTTTTGATAATTTACGTCCAGGATAATACTTCTCATAATCTCTTAAGAATTGTTCTAAACCAGAATCTCTTATCTCTGATATAGGTGCTGTGTCTCCGCCTGTTAAATAATTAGCCCAGTCCTGTGGTCTTGCAGCTCCTGGTGCATTTGGACTTTGTAGTTTTTCGTAAGTGAAAGATTTAAACGGAAAGTCTGATTCTTCTACAACAGGCACAGCTTGGTCTGCTCTTGGTAAAGTTGTAGGTTGTCCGATATCTGATTTTGTAGGTGTGCCCTTAACTTTACCAAACGTGTTAAACAACCTTAGTGGATTAAAAGCAGTGAGATTACCTGAGTCAACTGCCTCTTGGAAAAAGTCTTGACCTTGAAAGGCAGGATCAGGTGCAAACTGTTGTTGATTAATATTTTGCAACGGATCACCGCCTATTGCCATACGCACTGGGCCGCCCTCTGCAAAATTTAAAATAAAGTTTTTTCTAATATACGGTGCACTTCCAAAAACTAAGTCTTCATCTGCTATCTTTGCTCCTTTAGGTCGTTGTCTTGATATTTTAAAAAGCTCAGGTGCTAAATTGTATTTAGCAAATCTTTTATCAAACATGTCTTTTAATTCTTGAAGTGACATGTCCTCTGCTTTACCTAAAAATAATTGTCTTTTATTTTTTCCAAATCTAACAGATTGAGGACCTAATCTTCTTTGCAAAAATCTTACAGTAGCGTCACTCATGTCTTTAGGACTAAATTCTAAAAGTGTGGCCTGATTATTTTCTATCATACGTTGATTTATTCTTTGTATGTTTCTTAAAGCTGCAGCACCTTTACGATCTTGTTTGTTTAGTTGTTTTACAGATTTTGTTATTACATTTTCAAAGTTAGGTTGAAGTGCTATATTATCTACACTTAAATTAATTCTGTAAAATTCTGGATTATTAAATTGACCTCGCAAGCCTGGTGACAATTTAAACTCGTCACCACGCACAGGTGTTCTACCTCTAATTCTTGATATGGGTGTCACGTGTGCCATGTTGCCTGAGAATACTCTAGCAAAATCTATTGCTTGTCTTTCTACGTCACCACCAAATTTATTGCCAATTTTTTCTCTGTATTCTTTTATAAAAACATCTCTAAATTTTTTATTTCTACCAATTAAATCTAAAAATCTTTGTTTTGTATGCTGAGTAAAATCATTTCTCTTCTTTACTAATTCTTTTAACTTTTCAAATCCAATACGTCCCTCATCTAAATCGTCTATTAATTTATTTATAAAAGTTTCTTTGTTAACGTTATTAGCTTGTATAAAGTCTGGTGTGTTTAAAAAGTTTGGGTTATCTACATACTCCCCATCTTTTAAAACTTTTTTCGGTGTTACTCCCGCTTCCTCCATTACTTTGGTAAAAGATTTTTTGTCTCCAAACTTACCACCTCTATATGCATCATAAACTAAGAGATACTTTGTTTGTTGATCTAAACTAGATTTTTGATTAGAAGGTGAGAAATAACTTGAAAAAAAGTTTCTCTCTCTACCACTAACTTTTCTTGGTTGAACAAGGTCTTGTATATTCTTTTCATTATTTTTAATAAGTTTATTAAGAGTAGACGGTTTTATACCTGTGGTACGTGATGCTTGTGCTGGTGTAACAAAGTCGTCAAATATTTCATACTCATCTTCTAATAATTTTATTTTATCATCAGTAAGTTGATCTACACCTTTTTGTTGTGGATCTTTAACAAACTTTGCTATTGAACTGTTTGGGTTTGCTGTTTTGTAAGCATTAATATTTTTAATTTTTGTGCCTGATAAATTCTCTGCCTCTTTGACAGTTAATATTTTGGTGGGTGGGTTTGATTGTAAGCTTTGTTCAAAATTATTAAGTCTTTGTTCGACTTCTTCTGCTTGTTTTATGTTTGTCTGTTTAGCAGTTAAACTAGGATCATATCCACTACCCGCTTTTGTTTCATCCATAAATTTTAAAAACGGGAAAGTTGACTTTGCTGTTTGTCCGGGACCTGGTGCTTTTTTGTTTAAATAAATACCTTCTATTTGTTGATCTTTAAAATTTGGAAATTCCTTTTTTAATTCATCTAATATTTCTTTTTTTGTTAAAGGTTTGCCTTTAGTTTTTGATAACTGTTCAATACGTGGCATGACTTGATCTACTCTACTTTGTTGAATCATAGGTCTACCCTTTTCACCTGGTTTACCTGTTAAGAATCTCATACCTCGCTCTTCTGCTGCTTGCATCTGAGCAGTTGCTAAATCTTGGTCTGTTAAACGTTCTGTGGTTCGTCCACCATCTACAGCGATATCATCTTTTATTTTATTTATTTCTTGTCTAAGTAATAAAGCGGTTCGTGGGTCACGGTTAATAATTTCTTGCTGCGCAGCTCTAGTCGGAGCTGAATCTATCAAATCAAATAAGGCACGTGAACCTGCAGATAACCCTGCTCTAATTGCTTTAGCTGTTCCACCGACAATACCTTTTGTGCCGAGGGCAACGTCTATTTGATCTATTGCAGAAAAAACTAGATCTGCTAATTCTGTAGGACTAAAATCATATATTGGTCTGCCTTCAGCTAAACTCGTTACAGATTTTTCTATGGGTGTTTGTATATCTTGTAAGAATGCTTTTGGTCTACTGAACTGTCTATTTACTTCGTCAGCTACTCTTTTTGCAATTTCTTGTTCTTCAAATCTTCGTGGTAATCCGAGTGCTTGTACTTCTGGTGCAATGCGCTCTCTAAATTTTTGTGCCATTTCGTTTTCAAGTTGCACACCAATTAAATTTTTTTCATCTGCAGGAGTTAATGCTTTTTGACCAGGTAATAAAGCTTGTCCTAATGTTTGAAAACCTGTTGCTAAATTAAGTCCTCCAGGTTGACCATATAACATTCTTCCAGCGTCTTTTATAGCTTTGTTAACTTTGTCGACAGGTTTACTAGGTTTAGAGAATGGTACATCCAGTTTAGGTTGCAAAGACACATCAGGAAACCCTTGATACGCAGGATCTTCTTCTATGATATCATCTGTGGGTTTGTATAAGTCTAATCGACTTTTAATCATCAGTAATACTCCGTCTCATTCTGGTCCGTGGGCTCTGGTTCGTAGTCATCGTGCAACGCAACAAAGTTTCCCTTACGAAACCGTAGTAATGCTTGGCTCATGGAGTCTACAAGATCGTCATGTTCTGCGTGTGGGAACATAGCACATTCTTCTATCATCTCTTCAGCCCAGCGTTCATTCGGTGCCCATACTGCGCCACTTTCAAACACAGGAGCAACAGCGTGCACTCTCGACAACTTATCATTGCCTTTGCTTGGTGTAAAGTTGATAACGGGTATACCGACTTGACGTAATTCTTGTATGAGCGGGAGGCCCGAGGCTTTTGCTTCTACGATCACGGACTCCGGTTCCCAATATTTATACTGTTCCATAGCTACACGTTTTAGCTCCGGAAACTCAAATCTATCTTTGACGACATCTAACAATATAATATTAGGCGTAATCTCATCAGGATAGAATACACCCCACGTAGAGATAGCACTGTAGTCGCCTGTTTCTTTTTTAGTAAATGCTGTATCGTAACTCTGTATGACGTGACGTAACATGGGTATATCTTTACTTTCCCACATATTCCACCACTCTCGTTTGATAATTGCACCCTCTTCACCTGTAGGATTCTGCTGCCACTGGGCTTGCCATTTGCGCTCACTTAATGATGCTTTGACAGATTCTAATTCTTCTAACTTCCAATACTCAGGCCAGACAGGTTGTTCGTTG